TAGCAAAGGGCTGATCCGTTGTGACTCTACCTTTATTCAAACCAAACAGAGGGAACATAACTTGTGTAGGTCTTCCCATCGTAATCCCCTTAAATATCTTCGTACCAAATTGAATTAGCAGCCGCACCTACCAGCCGTTTTATCACGATCCTGTCAACAGGAGGAGCAAATATAACAGCAGTGAAGCTCCACACTTGACCATAAGTTGTTCCGTACTCGCTAACCGTGTCGATCTTCCACTCGTACTCCTGACCGTAGACAAGTTCGCCAGCAGGAATGTTCCAAGCTGCACCAACCTGACCTTCAGACCTGAGAGTCATGTTACCAGCAGGGCCAAAATATACATCGTATGTAGTCATAATTTATACCCAAGTCGCTTGCGGAAGAACTAATCGGACACCTGTGTCGTCATCAGGAGGGTTCGGCGTCGAAGCAGCAGCAGGAGGATCACCACCTACTTGCTCATACGGAGTCTGCTCTGTGAATATCAAGCCAGGCTCTCCACCTTCTCCTGACGGAAACAGAATCGTCCCGTCGTAACCATGATGAGTTATCGTCCATGTCTCGCCATAGTTCCCAGTGTACACGCCGCTAAGATTGCCAGCCAAGTACGCTGCGTAGAAGGCAGAGTTGTTCGCATCGAGATAACCATAGCTCGTACCAGTACCCTTATAGCCACTGTAGATCATCCTTACCAGTGAGCCAAACGGCGGTGTCCAGTTCGACAAACTCACGTTGTACACACCGCCAGAGACATCCATCTGAGCTACAGTCCACCCACCAGCATTCCAAACGTATTCAACGTAAACTACTGATGGAGGAGCAGGCCAAGTTGGTTGATCGTTTTTAAGACCTGAGAACGCTATCCGTAAGTATTGCATTATACGTCCTCATAATAAAATTTGTTTGCAGCTACAGCACATAGTCTCTGCACTGTTAGCTGATTGTTCTCACCAGTTGGAACCACGTAAGGATCACCACCAGGATCGCCGTAAGGTAACTTCCACCGCCACGATTCATCAGGCGGCTTGAAATCTACCGTGGTGAATGACCAAATATCTGAGTCGTAGTCGTATCCACCTATAGTCTTTCTCACAAACCAAAAATAGGTTGTGCTGTATTCAAGTGTGTAATCGAGCCACATCTTCGTATGGGTAATGCTATAGCGTGATCGGTCTGTTCGTGGCACCCATTCACCGACGTACGGATCGTAGAACCAGAGAGTGTAGTCATCGTAGTCAGTGGTGTCTTCATCGTTCCACCGCATCTCGATAAGCCAGTCGTGGTTCAAGTAAACTTCCTGAAGTTCATCATCAGGGTATTCTAAAGTAGGGGTAGAATCTACTGCTTCTGTGTAGAAAACATCCCAACTTTCCCCATCAAAAGATGTTGCACCACCTATGTAAGTAGTGTACTCCCCTGGAAACCTGCCACCGACCTCGTATACGATCTCCATTCTTAAATAGTATCTTTGACTATCCAGTAGTGACGTTGCTGCCGTGTAGAATGTGCCACCTGTCATACTCGGTAGCCCCAGAAAAGCAATCTCCGCAGAGTTACCGGCTCCGGTAGACACAAACGTCGAAGCTGATACAACTCTTATAAATTCGTTGACTTCATTGTCATGGAAAATCATTTCAAATGTAACTGGCTGAGGTATGGTAGCAGCAGAACTCGGATATACTTTATGTGCGTTAGACATAATCCACCCAGACAAAAAGGCAGGGAGCCAATGCCCCCCGCCGAGTTAGTTATTCTTACTTCTGATCCGTCCAAACCGGAACAGCCTTCGTACCAGTGTTCAGGTACAGGACTGATGCACTGTCAACGACCCTGGTGTATGAACAGCCAGGAGCGTATTCACCTGCATCTGTCAAAGGTGCGACGTTGGTAGCAGCCGTGCCATAACATTGCATGACACCATCTTCTGACCTGAACATTACCTGAACAGCTTCTGCCCGTGCTTCTGGTGCCCCTACCATGTTGTGAACCTGAAACGCATGTGTGTATTCTGATGCCATCGTACTTCTCCAAATTAAATATCGTGTTCTGTTGTTACATTAAGCCACGAACGATGCGGCACTCTTTTGTGTCTTCTTAGCCGTCGAGGGCGTGACAAGCCATCAAGTCTCCACGCATTAGGCAGATCAACTTTGTAGTAAAGCTCAACCAAGCCTTCGTTTACTTCTTCTACCTGCTTCTCTGTTTCAGCATAACAGGCAGACTTAACCGCATCGTCCATCGCCATCCCCGCAGGGTGCAAGTTCGACGCTGGCTCTACAAAGTACACTGACGTATTATCGGGAGATGACCCGCCCGACAAAGCTGTGAAAGTGAAAGTGCCATCAGAGTAATCGGTAATTGTGGCTGTCTGTCCAAGCCCAGTTCCACCAACCACTGTGAGAACCCAAGTGTTGAAGAAGTCATCCTCTTCCAGTCTTCCTGAGTCAACAAGAGTAGTCGAGCTACCATCAGTCGCTGTTCCAGTCTCAGCAGTCATCTCATTGAAATGCGATGTGTACGGGATGATAACTGTGTCAGCCCCTACAGGAGCAGGATCAACTATCAACTCCCATCGCCTTGATGATCCGAGTTCCCCGGCAGCAGACTGATATGGTCGAACCGCTGCTCTTAACGGATAGCCCGTTATGATATTGACAGCACGACGCCTACGAATTTCTGACTCGCTTACCCATTCAATCACCGATCCAGTGTTTGTGTTAGCCACATAGGTTATCGGCCCATCGACCTGACCACTAAAATCACCAGGAAGAGTATACCGAGCAGGGTCATTATCAATGTTATCACTTCCGTCTCCATCAGGATAGAATGTTACGTTAGCAAAACGCTCCTGCCACTTCCAGCCAGTAGGGGGAACAGATGCAACGAATGTGCGTACCCCGTCATTTATGATACGCCTGCACATGTCGAGATTATGGGCGTCAACTGGTACAGTTGGTTTGCCCTGGCCAGTGATGCTGTAATAGGCAACACCAGCTTTTATCGCGACACGCAAAAGCAAGTCATAGAATTTTAATGCACTCGTAGGCTCGGCCATCTTCCTTCAACTCCTTAAACGTCGATTTCAATTTCTTCCAGTGTAATCGCACGAACGATTGCTTCTTCGTGAAGCACACCACCGAGTCCAGCCTTGCCATCCGCTGTCATGTCCACAAGTTTGTTGACAGTCTGTTTCAGAATCTGTACCTCGCGTTCGTCCAAGTAGTGTACGTTTTCCTTGCAGTCCCTTATAGCTTTCGCGAGCGTGACGGCTTCGACGATGTCTTCAGCAGTTCTGAAGATGCCCGCCGTACGTAGCCACACGCTTATATTTTCACGTAGTGGGTAAACCTCATCTTCGATAACGATCTTCGTAACCATGTTACCTTTACCGTCGTCTTCCGTTTTTCTCCGTTGTGCTTTAACAGTGTACTCACTCAAATCCAAACTAAATCTTTTTGCCTTCATAATAGTTCTCTCTTTCAACAAGGTTAATAAATGGCCCGACCCGCTTCACCCTTGTTGGAGAGAAGCAAGGCCGGACCTTCGGGTCAAACAAATACTACTTCGCTACGGTTATGCGAAGCTAAATACACTGGGTGCCGTTGCCCATGCAGCCGCAGCAATCCAGTCACCATCGCCATCCTGAACAAGCGTGACACTTGAACCGACATCGTTGGCGTCAGCGTTAGTGATGGAAAGAACCTCGCCATCAGCACCCGCCGCAGTCCCGTTACCGAGCAGAATCTTGTTGCCAGTACCAGGATCGACTGTAATAGCCTGTACCTCCACGTTGACAAACGTGAAAGTGGTTCCAGCCGAGATAACCGTCGGCAGTACAAATGCAGCAGTCGCACCAGCACCCTTGTTGACGAGTACCGAGCCACTATCCTTCGGGGTAAGCGTAGTGCTTGCCTCTGCATGGATATGCACCTGACGGGTCTTATCGGCCACAGCTACTTCAGCCAAGCGACCCCAGACCAAACCATCAGTACCAGATCGGTCAACTGTTTCCTGAGCAATCGAAACGTGACGACTGTAATCGCCAGTGTTCGCCGTGAAGTTATCTTCACCAGACACGATAGACAGATGTGTCTCACCGAGGATACAGGCAACGTCTGTCAGCATCGAGATCATTGCACCATTCGGAATGGCGATCTTGATCTTGTCGCCGTCAGCACCGGCCAAATCGCCGAGTGCCAGAACAGCACCAGCGAAGTTGTCGATGTTCGAGGCCGAAGGACGTTCGACGATAAAGATACGTCCGTCGTAAGTCTGTGCCCCTTCAGCGTAAGTTGTGGCCTTCGATGCGTTGTTGCTGGCTGCATTCGCGACGATGGGATTCACCGTACGCTCTTTGTAGTCACCAACGATGTCGGCGTTGTAACACACCGGCTGGCCCACCTTCACAACATCGGAAGGTGTAGCAGGACGAAAGTATACGTCCTTGATAAGAATCAGAGGGTCCGTGTCAGGCCCGACAGCACCCATCATTGCAATAACATTTCCGCCCATAATACTTCCTCTCAAAAACAAAATAATCTTAACAAAATGAAATGTCTGTCTACCGCTAACTTATGCAGCTTTGTGCATGACGAAGCCAGCTTCACGCAGATTCAGACACAGGTTGTTGTGGGCACCATCAAGGAAGACGGTGAACGTAGTATGCTGTCCACGGTCTGTCATGGGTTCGCCCTCTTCCATCCAGTAACCTTCATGGACGTAAGGAATAAACTTCGCGAAGTCGATACAATAGATCGGCGAGAAACCTGCACCGTTCAAGTTCGAGATCGGAACAACAGGAAGCCGGTTAAGATACACCAGCCCAGTGTCATCCATCTTGATATTACCCAAGACGTCTTTGCCACTGTGGTTGTCGTCACGCTGGTCAGCCAAATCCTGAAGACGGGCGACGGTATCGAAGTCAGTGTAAACACGCTTCGCACCAACACGCTTGTCGGACGGGTCTTTGACGAACAGAGGAGCCTTGAACTTCGTGTACATGAACGCCAGTCGGAAAGAACGCAACAGACTGTTGTTGATGTCACTGTACAGTGCGGCATAGTTACGCCACTTTGTTTCGACAGCACTGTCGATACCAGCACACAAGGTGCCGTCCGAGCCGTCCTGGTAGTCGATGGTCGCACCGACAAAACCAGACGATGTGTTGATCGCACCCGCTGCGTTCTTGAACTTCATGTAGTACGGAACGCCGTACGGATAGAGATCGTCGCTTGCATTCGTGGGTGTCTTCCACGCACGCTCTTCGACGAGATTCGCCAGGGACCACAAACCGTCGATCCGGCGAAGCTTCATAAGACTGATGAAGCCCTTTGCAGAGTTCTTCTGCTGAAGAATTTCAAACTTCTCCCACGAATAGTTCGTTCCGATCTTAGTCCAGGGAACCTTGATCGTGTGAACAACGTCACCAACTGTGGGTGCGTCAGTATCGAAAGACCTGCGATACCTTGCGTTACCAGTATGGTCAAGCATAACCTTTCGCTCGATCTGAGTACCACCGTCGATAACCATACGCTCCTGCTGGTAAATCCGGCAGAACTCGTATTCGTTGTTATCCCAGCCTACCTCGAAAGTCTGGTTCGGCAGATCGTTGATAGTTGTCGCGATAAGATCAGCAAGATCGGCATCTTTCACGGCCATAATTTTGTCCTTCCAAATAAGTTTTAGTTAGTGATTTACTTTCTGTAAATCTGTCCCAGTCTCGCCCCTACTGTAGCTTCCAGTTGCTTCTCAGTCTTCGGAGCGTTCTCATCCGACTTAGCGGATTTTCCTGACGACGGCTTGAGTGACAATCCTTTGCTTCTCTTGACGATCTTCGCTTTGAGTTCAGTGCGGATCGCCTGTTCACGCATCCCATCCGTTACGGACATGTGAGCTTTTTCCATCGCCTCATCAATACTCATACTGAGGCCCTGAGCTTCAGCACCAAGAATGATGCAGTCAGCCTGTTCAAACATTTCCCACCTGTGTTTCATCTGGCCGTGTGTCAACTTGTCAGCGTCGTTACCCTCGCCGTAAAACTCGGCGTAAGGTTTCAATGCTGGGTTAGAGAAAAACTGTTTCGCGACTGCCTCAGCTTCGGGGTTCGCCTCTACCTTTGCGGGGGCCACAGGCACTGCTGCCTCAGCCGCTTCGAGTCTTCCAGATAAAGCTGTGAAAGCTTTGACCACAGCACTGTCTTCACCGTACTGCTCGATAAGAGCAGCAGTGTCGATAACTTTGGCCTTCTCTTCACTTTCTTCCGTTGCTGTTTTCGCTTCAGGTTTTCCACCCTCAAGTTTCAGACGTCCGATCCTGGCGAACTCGCTCGAAAGCTTATTCGTAGATTCGTACATCTTACCGAATGACTTCACAGCCAACTCAGGTGTAGCCTCAAAGAACTCCTTTACTTCTTCAGGTGTCCATCCCTGATGAATCGCCGCACGATAAAAATTATCGGGTAGCGTTACGTCCGTGCCATCGTCTTTTTCAGCAGCCGCTTTTTCCTCAGAGGTAGATTCGCCATCGTCGTCTTTTTCTTCTGCCTGATTGTCGTCCTTTTCTTCAGGGGTAGAATCTTTTTTCGGCTCTTGCTCTTCTGTCTGATTGTCATCCTTTTCTTCCGGTTCGACTCCGTTCAAGACGTCAAGTTTTGCTTGAACCGAATCGACTACTGCTTGCTCTTCGACTACTGGATCAGGTTCGTTGACTTCTTCTTCCGCTGTTTGTCCATCTTTCAACATGTTACTTCTCTCCAAAAGGGTTAGGGGCATTTACGATACCCGTAGCTTGTGGTGTGAGTTAGGCAATACGTTTGCCATGCTTCTTAATCTTCTGGGGCATCTTCTCGAACCCCGTCTGCTGACAGTACTTGCTCTGTTGTTGCACAGAGTTAAAACCAAGTCTTCCGTCAGGCAGTACATCGACGCCTGGAAACAATTTTCTATGAGCCTTCGTCTGTGAAGGGTTGATGGCTAACGACTCAGATATGTGAGTGTAGTCACCGGGGCGTATGCCACCGCCGCACAACCACCGCATGTCTTCGCCGCACTCTTTACAAACATGAACGCCCTCAGCGTTATCGTCTTGACACGTGAACCCGCACGCATCACATATAAACTCTTGAACAGTACTCATAATACGTCTCTCCCAACAAGGTTACTTCTTTTTCTTCTTGTCCTGAAGCCGTTTGATATCAGCTTCCGACAAGCTACCACGTAACTGTTTCTTCACTGATCTTGTTCGCGTGGTTTCTTTAGCTTTCTTCTTCTTTTCTGCGAAGTGCTTCTGAACTTTCTTCTTTAGCTTCTTCGCCCAGTTGTCTTCATCCTTCGGCATTAGTAAACACCTTGACCTTCCTGTCCTGCACCGCCCTGAGCAAATTGATTCGCCTCTTGCCCAGGTGACGCTATGTTTCGTTGCATGGGGAAACCCCCATTCTGCATTATGCCAGCTTGCGGGCCAGCCTTCTGTGTCGATCCGGTAGAGCCGTTTCCGGCACCGCCTGACTTTCCAGCATGAAACTGTATGTACATCGCAAGCTTCTCTTGAAACTGCGGATCGTGGAATAGCTCCACCATCATGTCACCGATCTCAAGTTCCTCAGCGGCCATAGTAAGAGCGTGCTGTATGTTGAATGGTACACCAAGTTGCATCATCATCATGCCAGTATTCGCCAACGCCGGAACAGCATTAGTCAAGAACTCCATCATACGCTTAGATCGGACAGATGGGTCCATGCGTGTCATCGACTTTGCTTTGATCTTGTAGATATAGTCTTCGATGTCGCCACGCTTCTCTTCAGGAGTCAGGACCAACTGCTCAACTTCCATGCCTGGCTTCCTGCGTGCGAGAACTTCTTCGATCATTGGATCATGGTGCATGTACCACGCCATGTCGTGACTGATAGCAGCAGTGCCATCGTACAGAATGTCGCGTGCGTCTTCAATCGAGATCATCGCGTTAGACTGAAGTATGTTCGCCTGTGTCGCAGTCTCAGCAGCAGAGCTAACACCAGCTATCTGATCTGGGTTGCCCGACATATAGTTGAACCATATTTGCAACTGTGACAGCATAGCTTCGTTGCCACGGTTCTGACCACCAAACGATACTACCTGTGCTGCCTTCGGATCGTCAGTAGCAACAGCCGCACCATTATCAGCATCGAGGATGTCTTGTGCGACGTCAGCATGAGACGGACGGTACAACAACAAGTCTCTCTGGTCTTCAGCCTGGTCGAGAATCTTTGTGAACATTCTATTCGAGGCAATGTGAAGATCGTAATACAAACTCACCGGAGCAACCGGCATTGGGTTTCCTTCGACTGGGGGAGTAAAGCTCAAGAAGCGATACGGCCCAGTAGACGGCCCATAATAATCAGTGATGCCGAGGTACTTGTCAAACACGATCTCACGTGGATCGGGGATTGTAATCAAAGCTTCAGCCCCAGGAACCCACAACTCTACTACGTTGACCATGTCCTCAAGGTCTTTCATCTCGAAAGCACCAGCAGCGATCTGTGACATCTGCTCTGTACTTCTCTCACCATCAGCACTTGCCATCGTAGCAGACGGAAGCTTCATAGCGAGATCAGAGTCGTACATGTCGTTGTCAAGGAAGAACCGCCTCGGTACACTTGTGGAGTCGCCAAGAAACGATGACTCTGTAATCTTGTTGCACAACGGGTCCATGACAAAACGATCAAGATCAACTAAAGCAGCGTAAATGTCGCCCTGATCTATCAACTGATTGTCAATTAGTATACAGTTACCGTTGGCAGATATACCAGTCTTCATAATGCCCATGCTGAACATAGCAGACACGACCCACGCACGCAAAAGCTCTTTGAGATTTATACGCTGTGAAATCTTGTCCAGTGCCATCGACTGCATTTCGGCATACTTCTTGAACTGTAGATTCTCAGTCGTTACTTCGTTGCGAGGATTCTTGCTAACGATTGCAGGAACTATCGAACGTATAGCAGAGTACAGCAAATTGATCGGCTGTTCTCCGGTGTAGCCAAATTGCTTGCGGTAGTACTGTCCGATGTACGCCTTTACAAACATGGCCCTGGCTCGTCGATACACTTTCATGCGATCAAATCCGGCCTTCACCACACCCTGTATTTTTCTGGGGCTTACGTTTTCTGTAATCATAAGTTACGTCCTAAAATTATACTTTTGCTTCCGTGATCTCTTGTTCTTTTTCTTCTTCTTCGCGATAGCCTGTGCCATCCTGTGACCAGTAGAGTTCACTGGTGGCTTGATGTCTTCAGCCTTCTCAGCTAAAATCGTGGTCTTGCCCTCTTCGAGTGTCAGGGCATCAGCAATTACACAGTCACCATGAGTCTTACGTGCTGAAGAGTTCTCCTGCACAAGTTCAGCAGGCCCGATGTAACCATCAGGAAAGTGAATGTAGTACAACGCTTCTTCAAGTGCGAAATCGGAATGATTGATGTAACCGCCGTGTGCCATAACGCGATCATACATCATCAACAGTTCATTCTTCGACGTCGTATCAGAATGCCAGCCATACTTTTTCGTGTCGGTGTCAACTACCTGACCAGAGGTTTTCTTCCGGTAGTAATGCGGGTATTCAAACTGTAGGACGATCATACGCCCGAAGTCCCACCCAGGCCCGTTCATCTCCCACTTCAACAGCGGCAGGCGGTGCGGCTGTTTACCACCACACCACAACGCAAGAGCCACGGCCACCCGTGAAAGTTCGTAAGGCGGCGTGTTGGCTCCTCTCCACTCTGCTATCTTCTCACCAGTCTCTCTGCACTTGACAGATAGAACTGAGTTCGACGCTCCCTGTCCTTTGCTGACGTCGATACCTATCCTATAGGACTTCGACTGGTCCGGCCTGCCCATCGCCAGATGACACCACACACGCAACTCGCCGTCACCCTTTTGCCTAATTTCAACGCAAGAGTGATCTCGCTGCTTGATGTAATCTCTGACAGACTCATTCGCTTCAAGTCGATTCTCCATCGGCTCAAGGGTTCGCTCGCGAACATAGCTCTGTGAATCTCAAAGTTCTGGATCGTAAAGAACGTATCGCCTGACTCGACATCCTGTGCGAGAACTTCCTGGGCGAGTTCTTTCGGGCCACGAACAGATTCTTCTATCTCAAACCACGGTGATCTAATCTCGTAACCACCGAGTTTTTTTTGTACGACGTGACGACCAGCACCCTTCTCAGGATGTTCCCAGAAGGGTAGTGCGAAAACTTTGATTTGTCCCGACTTCTTCCACTTGCTGTATTCAGTACCAGCACCGGCAGGAGTCGAGTTGATGATACGCATGAATGCCACGTCTCGCGTAGCTGATCGCATCTCTGCACCAAACTCAACTTTAGAAAACTCATCGAGCAACGCTACCAAACGTCTGTCACCCGATCCAGCGTGCTTCGTGGTTGACTCGCCATCAATCGTGGCACCAGTCAAACAGTTGTGCATGTGCATCTTTGTTCTGTACTGATCCTTCGGCAAGCAATCAGGCGGGAGCATCCATTCGGGCAACCACTCGTTAATCTTGTCATGCTTCTGGAACAGTGCCTTGTGGTTTCCAGTCTGATCCACGTACTCTCGCGTACGCGACATCTCAAGCAACTGTGGCCCCTTCGGATGAAACAGCCACAGCCAGTGCATGAAGATAACACAAATCCATGAAGCACCCATGTCACGACACTTCGTAACAAGGATGTCATGCGGTGCCTTCTTCAGTCTTTCTAAAAACTCGTTGAACAAGTCGTCCTGTATGTCCCATGTTAAGAACGGGACGTGAGGCGTCAGTGATTCTATTCTTTCACCAGTAAGCGGGTCAACGTCAAACTGGTGGTACGTCCATACAAACGCATTGGTGAAAAACAACAGTGACTCTGCACATGCAGCCAGCAGATCAGCCTGAAGGATTGTATCATCCTCAGCTTCAATGAGAATCTTTTCCTTCCACTCTCTGTTCTCGTTCTCACGCTTAGGAAGGATCAACCCAGTCTTCGGGCACTTCCAGTATTGGTTCTCGCGTGGGAACGGTGTTGCGAGGTCAGGTCTGCATGTTTCCGTCAGTATCATTAGCCTTCACCATATCGTTAATTCGTTGCTTGTTCGCTTCAGACACCTTCTTCGGAAGAGTTCTCTTCTTCGCGTCACTGTCGTCAGTCGCGACTGCACGGCCTTCCATCCGGTCCCAGATCAAAGCGATCATGCCTTTGTCTGCACCAAAATAAACTGTCTTGCCAGTCTTTACATTGAACTCAGAATAGCCGAGTGCCATCTGAAACATTCGCCTGGCAAGAGCTTCAGCCTTCGTCATCAGGACTTCGCCATCTGGACCCGTCACGTTCTCAGTCTCTTCCTGTGCGATCTTACGCAAGAAAGATGAGAGTTGTCGGCCTGCACGAATCTTATCGCCAGCCAGAGACGGGAGCTTCGGAAGCATCTGCTTCAACGCTTTCGGCGGGGCTGGAATCTTCTTCTCAGGTTTAGGCGGGGGTTTAGGTTTGTCGTCAGATGGCATGAGCCTTCCTTCCGTTCAGTATTTCTATCTGATCTCTGTAGTACTCCATCGTACTGTCAACCCACTCAGGAGTTATCAAGCGTTCCTCTTCACTCAGTTCGATCAACCGCATAATTTCTGTTATACCATATTTCTTGTCCATGAATCGGAAGTACTTGACCCACTCACCCTGTCGCTGTATGTTGCAACGATAGCACTGTGCATGAACGCACGTCGGCTCAAATAGGATCGAGTCTTTACGGCCAGGGATGAAGTGACCAGCTTGCAGTTTCCCGAAAGGGTACAAGCGACCACATGTACAGCATTTCCCTTGCGTGATAGTACCAGTCGTCGCAAGACAATCGCGTGTACGTATGTAAACAGAAAAGACCGGCCACAACTTCTTCTTCTTAGAAGTCACGGTCGGCGTTTTCTTTTTAGTTTTTTTAGCTGCGGGCATATTTTTCTTTCCAGTATTCTCTCTCTCGACGTGTGGCCTCAACATCAAACTTCAAGTAGAGGACCGCAACACGAAACTCTGCGACCTTTTCACAAAGCTTTCCGATTACTGTTTGCATCTCAGCACTTGTTAGTTGTTTTTTCTTTTTCTCATCCATCGCACCATTCCGTCAGTTGCTGCTCCACCTTACGTGTTGGCAGTTCTTAACCACCAACGCATAAGGCAAGCAAGAGAACGATTGTAGTTATGTTGCCAGCTTCCTTAAATAGCCTATGCCGTTGACTGTGTCAGTAGCATAATGTAACGACGTAATGCCATTCGGCACTACAATGATAATTGTTTTGCCAAGAGGACACGCCCACACGATGTTAGCCGCAGTTGCAATCGTAGCAACTCCAAGATAAAAGCCACCAACTGTCTGAGCAGTAAGAGCGTACTTCTCACCTGCCTCGACTGTCACTGTGGTATCAGTGTCTTTGGCGGCGTTAGTTAGCGTCTGCCCTGTTGCCACTACGGGATCAGGAGCGTCAGCCGGGGGAACTCGATGCCCCGCATTGTCAGATAAAAACAGGTCCATGTGAAACTCCTCAAAGAAAAATTAAGGTGAGGGCAAGCCCGCAGGCTACTCTCCCTCACCATTTTCAGCGACCATTTTAGTCGCATCATCTCATTTCGGCCAATACTGGCCCCTTAGAACGTCTTCAATTCTGGCGTTGTCTTCGTCAACCTTTTTCTTCAGTCTAAGCATACGCCTGAAAGCACGTCGTAGTCTCCACTTGAGCATAAACCCCGGCTTCGCTTTGTACGACGCATGATAGTTTCTCCACTCTACCATAGCAACCTCAATTCAATGCGATCTTACGATCAATCGCCTGCTTACGTGCGATGCCCTGATGCTTCTGGTCGATCAACTTTTCCAAGTCTTTCTGCATCAGCACAGGACTGTTGATCGAGTGCATCTCTACTGCGAAATCTTCAAACGACATGTCCTTGTTCTCGAACTGCTCGTAAAGTTTCCAGTAGGCTTTTCTGTTCTCTTGCGGAATGAACTTGAAACACAGATTAACTGGTTTCTTCTCAACCGCAAAACCGTTTTCCTCTTTAACACCGGGAGCAATTTCTTGCTCGCCCATGCAGCCGAGGTCTTCTGGGGTGATGCCGTCAAATTCGTTTATACTAACCATCAGTCTCTACCTCCGATTCAACTTCCTCAGCTACGACGGCGGCGTCTGCTCTGTCGCCACGGGCCGTATCATCAGGATAGACCACCTGGCCCCGCATCTCTTTAAGCTGTGCTTCGAGTGTCTTACATCCAGCTTTCCAGAACTCCACTCGCTCGGACTTTTCTTTCAGTTCGTCCATGCTGATCTGTGCGAGGTCTTGATACTCTTTGTGTGAGTCTTCAAGTTCATTCTGAAGATCAACACACTTCGCACAGAAACCCGTAACGAGTGGTGCATCAGGAATCTTCACCGCAACCTTGAGCGTCACAGTTCCGTCTTCGTGATTGCACTTGAAACTCTGAAGCTGTGTGACAACGTGCCCTTTGTTAGTCCGGTTATAGTGCCGGATCGCCATGCTCGCTGTCAGAACACCGTTAGGGGAATCGGTAATTTCTTTTCTCTCGTACGTTTTTTCAATACTCTTCGTTGCCATTTTCGTTCTCTCTTTCTAACAAGGGTTATTATGCTGTATAGCCACCAAGCTTCAGCCAGGTCGCTATCATCCGAATCATTTGCTGTTGTACTTCTTTGTCATACTTCTCAAGGTTGTCAATTATAATCGCGATGTCTTCGAGTACAACAGTTTTATCTACTGTGCTGTTCGCCGCGATTTTGACACCCCTCCTTTCTCAACGCCACGCTCGGAATCGAAGCCGAGTCTTCTGGGTTTACCCGTTAGGGCGACCAGATGTTTTCCATAAACTACGCAGCAACTGCTTCTCTCGTTGTTATAATTAAGTCCATCACGTCCACTGCACGATGCCTGCCGTTGTACTTCAACTCACCGTAAATAATCTGGAGTATCTGAACATTCGACAAGTGCTTGTGAGCCATGAAGAAATCATAAAACTCACAGTTGGTTTTGAACGGCGACTGATCCTGCACGAACTCATGTTTGTTCTTGTGTTTGTTTTTGAAAAACCCGAACATCAAACCTCCACGATTTGCTTACCTGGATATTCTTTTTTGTTGATCGAACTTCTTCCACCGATCCGAACACCCGCATAAATGATGTCGCCCCATGATTTGATTTTCCATTTCTCAAACCAGTTGAGCTTGCAGTTCTTCGCGTAGACGAGTCGCTTTTCTTTGCGTGCCCGTTTGATCTCAACCAGTGCCTTCGCCTTGATCGCCAGTCGTGTCGCTTCTCTCAGGTAGATGTCCCTGAACAACTGGTCAGCACACTTCCTCCACTCCAAGCCAAGCTCGCCCATGTTCATCAACTGGTACAGTGCGTCGTGAAAAAGTGATGCTCGCATATTGTCGGGCTTGTCCTTAATGACGTTAGCCCCGTTCCAAGCATAATAGGTTTCGATGTCCATGAATCCGCTGCCGATGGTAATGTACTCGGTTTGAATACATACGCCTGGCATTTCGACGGCTTCGACGTGGTCTTTGTCTGTTTCATAATTCCAAGGCTCGATTATTCTATAACGTGTCGTCATGTCGTCGCTCCCGTAAATAACTCGTCGCCCCTTGTAGGTGAAGCAACCAAATGACTCTTGCCCTCTCGGTGCCCAGTCAATTTTTTTATTGCCCTCGCAGGCTTTGTCCCACTCGCTCCAATCGACTTCAATACTCATCTGTCCCATCCCAGGCACGTTCTAAAAACCGTACCAAGTATCCAGCCAATATAACAGCCGAGTGCTGTCTGTCCAATTATGATAACGACACAAGCCGCCCACAGTATTTTGAGTTTAGTAGAGATCATCTTCCGACACCCCCAATTTTCTCAGTTGGCCGTTGAGCATCTCTTTGATCTGGTAGATCGCACAAATCGCTCGGCCACGGATCAGTGACTTCAGTGCTTTGCGGTCAGCTTGCAGGTGAAAAATTTCCTTGCCGTGAATCTCGAAGTTGCACCTGGCCTCAACGATGGCAGCAAACTGGACGTCCATACATCGCTCGCTGATCTGGATAATCTCAGCCGATCTTAGCACATCTGAATCACGGGCGTCAGCTTCTTCTCGCTGGCAGTCCTTCAGCAGTTGCAGCATTTCCAGTTTGCTCAGCATCCGCTTCTGTGTGTTGTCTTTATTCATGGTCAACCTCTTTAGGAATTATGATCGAGAAGCTCTTCATGTTGCCTGCTCTGTTGACTTTCCCGATTATGGCCTCATAGTCATTTTCGCGAATCTTCACTCGCACGCTGTGTCCCTTGAGATCAGGTATCGCGTTCACAACCGCTGTCGCTGCTCCCATGACCTCACCTATATTTACCATAATTCCCTCTACTTCCCCAACAAGGTTCCCGATATAGAAGAGTCCCGAATAAAACCCTACCCCTCCACTAATACTGGCTCAAACCACAAGATTGAAAGGAAATCGAAAAAAAATCTCGAAAATTTTCTCATATATATGCACTTTCCTACATAGGATATGGGTCTAAAATAGGAAATACCACGATATCAGCCCAATAACGCCGGTTTCGCGGATTTGCCAGAAAAAATTCTAAAAAATTGTACGTTCTAAGAAGGGTATATTCCAGTATAGCTTCGAGCAAGTCGAAGGGTACTACCCCCAGGTCCGATAATAGCGGGGATAGGCGACATTGACCATCTATAGCGTGTTGTGTGACCGATAAAAACAGCGTTTGTGGCTCGCTATGCGTGTTTTCATGGTGATACCATACTAACGCACATAACCACATAGCTTGCACTGTGTCGGTGTGTCGGTCAGTGTCAAGTGGAAATATGATGTAAACCCTTATGACATAAGGACTTACGCTGCCGTGTCGCTGTGTCGGTATAAAACCGAAACCGTGCTATATAAGAATAGATAAACACAAACACAGAACACACAAACACACATAATAACATAATACTATCATATAACCTATTTAACAAACCATCGACACAATAACAGTATATATTACTCTAAGTACTTATCAATAAAGGAGTTATGTCTGTGTCGCACTGTGTCGCAACTATGATAACACCCCAAAAACAGCGATAATGCGACACAAACACCGACACAGAATACAAAACAGCGACACAAACCCCAGCCTTTTATCGTTAGTCAAGCAATCGGAAACAATCGCAACGTCGTTTTTAACATAGATATCGCTTGTCTATATATTGAACGTGAAAACAATTTGCTCATTCTTTGAGAATATATTTGACTTGTGTTCTGCTATGTGGTATACTGTGTTTGTTGATTGAAGTTATTTGACAAGTTCATAGCGTCGGAAAGGGGAAAACATGAAGTACTAAACAACAGTCTATTATAGCACATTCGGCGGTTTGGGTGTGCTATGATAATTTGTTGTTTATGATGAAAGGTTTGACCATGAAGACTGGGATTAAACTTAGCAAAACGCAATCAAAAGAATATGGTGTCAAATACGCCGATACTCTTAGACGATTGCATACTTGCACACCTTCAGAGAATGCCGGATTGAAAAAGCTTTTGAACTATTATTATAACTTGTTGAATTAAGGGTTTGAAAATGTATATGCTTATAAGTTTTGTTGTTGGCGTGATTGTTTGGGTGGTTGTTATTGTTACAAGCGAAGATTATTAAAGGGTTTGAACTATGGGAACTAATGACAGTAAAGAGTTAATCACGTTGTTAATCTTGACGGTTTTGAGTTTTATAGCTTTATGTTAATCGGAGAATCAAAAGCAGAACACACGTCGATTTGTGGGGTGTGTTCTACTGTTTATTCTTTGAAAGGGTTTGAAAATGACACACAAGCAAAAATCAGAACGTATCGAGAATCTCGAATCAGACATTATCGACGCAAACAAGACTTGCAACGAATTATTGCATTATTTGAACTCAAAGAAGTTTCGTTGTGGCGATACGTTAGACGGATATGTCAGCACAAACGACGTACGTGCTTATGTTATGATGATAAAATCTAATCTTTAATCGAAAGGTTTGACAGTGGAAAGTCATTATGTGATTAACGTTGCAAGAAATGGAAAACACCATTTCAGAATTGAAATTGTGAACGAAAATGAAGCAAAAACAGTTTATTGGGAAATGGTTCACAAGTATTCTGCAAAGTGTTATAGTATCGACGTTGCATATTGGGAAATAATCGGACATTCTGTAAATTGGAAAGGTTAGACCATGAAAACAGCGATTGTAAAGTTAAAAGATGTGCTTGATTTTGCCGATGGAATAGGTTATCACGTAGTCGGACGATATGTCGAGGGTGGAGAAAAAGTATCGGCGACGTGGTTAGCTGAAGACGCTGATTTGTCTTGTGAAGTGAGTTTTTCGGGGATATCACTTGATTTTATGGGTGTGATTTTCAGCACGTGTGGCGTTTTTGCATTTACGTTAATCAGCTAAAGTCTAAAATAGAATACATGTTTCGGCGTGTGTTCTGTTGTAAACTTTAATTGAAAGGAAAAACATGTTGAAGACTACAGAACAACAGCGATATCGAATTTACACGGAGAATATCGAAAACGGAGTTTTTAGAGTTCAAGAAATTGTGAATTTTTACTTTGAAGCTTGCACGGTTATCGAATCACACGGAGTCTATAAAGGCGAACGTGAAAACGGTTTGATAATTGAAATAATCACAAGCTATAGACTCGACAAGAGAATTGAAAACATTTGTGATAGAATCAACAAGCTACATAAACAAGAGTGTTGTATGGTTACTGTTGAAGCAATCGAAACCGTTTTTATATCTTAGGGTGAATTATGATGTTATTTAATCCTGTCAAGCTAAAGAAAAAGGCGATTGTGTGGTATACTTATACCACGAAGGGAATGCACATAAACACGTATAAACCAGAAATGCAAGGCGTGAAAGGCGTAAAGCATACCGCACAAATTCAGCCTTTATACTGGTTTCCTTTTGCCGTCGAGTTTATAAAATGCAACAAACAAAACCTTGCAATCAGTGCAAGTGGTCGGATGGTTTCGGACGTGTTTATCATCCGGTTTTGGGCTAAGAACAAAATCAAGTTTGATATCGTCTTATCGAAAACGGGTTTTATAATGACGGGTTTTGATTTTAAGCGTAGTTTATGGGTGAAAAAATATGAAACTATCTGATATTGAAAACAAAATATACAAGCGTATGAACGTCGAACCGCCTAAGCTTGCTGGAAAGGGCGGGTTCATATTATCGGACGGAATGTTCGTCTCGACGTCTAACCATGCTGGAACGTGCAAGAGTATCGGTATTACTTTACGTTCTGCAATCAAATCCGGTTTGTGTCGGTTCTTTAGTCGGCAAGGTTTGGGCGGCAATGTTGCAGTGTTTGAATATCGGAAATTGACCGACAAACAAACAACAGCAATCAAAAGCTTTTTGAAGTATAACGAGTTTCACCACGTGATTTGTGGGGGTGAAACTATCGAATCACAAACACGGGCGATAAGGTCAGTACCCTCTATTCACAAAAAAGATTAACAAAAATCGAAAAAAGAATTTGACTAATTCAAGAGGTCAGTGTATAATATAGATATGAAAGGCGGTTCTTATGTGTTGGTATACTTCAGCAAGGCGAACGATTGAAAGTTTATACGGTGAAGACGCTGATTTGTTTTGTGATATCTTAGCTGCAACGTCACCACGTAAACAAGTTAGGGCGAACTGGAAACTTGCCGTGCGATTGTTTGCAGAACACAAAAACGGTCTACCTATGTCTGAAGTTGGATTATTGCCAGCACATAAAGGAAACTTGAAGCGTGCTTTTAGTGGTGAAGAGTTATCAGGTCCGAAGGTTCAAGCGTTTGCAGCAAACTTGAAGGGCGATTTTGACAGAGTGACGATTGACGTTTGGGTTTTGCGGTTCTTTGGTTTCAAGAAAAACAGAATCACACCCAAACAATATATCGCTCTTGAAAAAGCAATCAGCAAGCTTGCAAAGCGTAGGGGGAAAACCCCAGCACGCTATCAATCGGAAATATGGGAACGTAGCATGGCGAATGCTGGGCGTAAACCAATAAGCTATACAAGCGTAAGCGAAGTTAATCAGAATCAGTTCACATTTATGTCGGAGAATTAACATGTTGACGGCTAAAGATTACAAGCGTATCGCTGAAGCTATAGCGGATTGTACTATCATAATTGACAATCAGGAAGTCGTGGCGAAAAAGCAATTAGTTAATCGGCTTGCAAACTATTTCAAGTCAGAACGTAAAGGTTTTATCACGGGATTTTTTGTTGAAATGTGCAAATTTTTAAGGGGCTAAAAACATGTATGATAAGATAGACAAAAATCACACGGCATGGAAACTGCTCAAAAAAGCTTTGCCGAGTTACCGCAAAAGGTCAGCGTATCTTGCTGAAGTGGAAAGCGTGATATTGTCAGGGCGGTTCTGGTCCGGTGGTTCACGTGACGAGTACACTGTAATCGGTATCGACGGCACTGTGAAGCATTTACCGGGTAGAAATGATTTTCCTTTCACGGCACCGGATGAACGAATAGAACTTCACACCGTGCAAGCTGTTATCCAGCACGGGACATTCTGCGGCAAGCCGTCAACAGCAAGCGTATACATTTATGTTTAAGGGGCGAATCATGGCACTGAAATTTATTGAAGTGATTGACTTGACGACGGACAAAAACGAAGGGCGGTTTAGACGTGTAAGCTTAGCACACGGGGGCCGTAATCACGCACTCGGTGACTTGCGTGTTGTGGGTGGTCTATCACACAGCACGGATATCACTTTCAGCTATGACGAAGCCGTCAAGTTGCGTGATTTTCTGCAAACTGAAATTATTGATAGGCATGAGGACACAACATGAGTAAAGACAAGAAATGGTTTGACGACAAATTCACCGATGACGTACCCGCTGACCTGAAAAAGTTGGTGACGAGGATTTGTATGTCATATAATATAGACGGAATTTGTGATCCTAACTACCTTGCAAATATTATCGCACTGGAACTCGGTTTCGGCGACGGTCACAGCAACTTTCATAGGAGAAATTAACATGGCTGCAAAAATCAAAGACATCAAAAACAAAGAAGACTGGGATTTTTTCGAGTTCGTGGACGTGTGCGTGATTGCAAGTAACAAGGTTTACGGGCGGGTAGCAATCGCCAAAGAAGCACGAACCATCGGCAATCGTCGCGACATTTATCACAACGCTTTACTGATTGCCGACGACGGCGATATTGTAATCGGTCCTGATGACCACAAAGCGTACGCAATCGGCAACTTGAAAAAGGTGGAGGTATAATCATGGGTAGAGGCGTGATGACAGTAGGCGACCACGGCATATATTTTAGCACGTGTGATATGCTGCAAGACGAGGATAATGACTGGGCATGGGACGATATGCGGGATAACTTGCAGTATGCTTTGATGAAAGTTTTTCCCAGCCTTGACAAGTTTAACGGTTGGCATGGGAACGAGTGTCAGGGCCTGCTCAAAAATGACCACGTCAAGTTCTATACTTCAGAATATTGCGGGTGTGGTGCAATCAGTGTGGTCGTGGATAATGACGAGTACCCCGAACTTGCCGAGGCGTGGCTGGCTCAGGTCTGGGACCGCATGACAGATATCATCGGTGGATATGTGGACACGCTGCGGCTTATCGCGACGGGGTCAAATGGAATACCGTTTTATGAAAGGGTGTGATTATGGCGGCACGTGAAATAGTGAAGCAGGCTATACTCCGGTGGACAGTATCACTGGAAGAAAAAGAAGAGGGTGCCGAACCCTTGACGTTCGCTGAAGAACGGCTACTTTGCAATCAGATTGCAGAATTGAGACAGTACATCGAAGCTGGCGAAGTCATTCTCGAAGACTTTGATCGACACAGGACTGCTGCGTCAAGGTTGTTTGAGAATTATGAGATAGCAAGGGTGGGTGACTTTGACGACGGCTACGGCGATGCGTGTACTGAAGTCATCACCGAAGACGGTGAACGAACTGAAGATATGTATGACCGTATCTACTGGACAGTTTATGGTCGCAAGTCTGACGGCTGCGTCGAAGCACTGGTAGACCGTAACACAGAAGAAAATGCACAAAAAATTTGCGATGAGTTCACAATGTTGCTGGAATTTTTTAAGGACTATTCATAATGGCAACGCCACCATACGATATTTACAGTGGGTTTCCAAAGCTGGCAGTTTTTGAAGACTGGTACGCTCACAACCCGAAAAATGATTTAGCATACGGCTTGCTCGGTTGCACGTTCAGCCAGGCCCTATGCTGGGTAGTTAATCACATGGACCTTAGTTTAGAGTGGGAAGTTACCGCTGCAAAGGAGTTAAGATGAGTGAAGATTTTAAGAATTGCAATATCTGCGAGAATAAGGGCTTATGCGTAGGCTGGAAGACAGCGTCAGTGCGGCTGCGTGATGAGAACGAACGAACCGAGCCAGTCAATCTCGTCGCACTGGCTGCAAAGAAAATGGTAGCAGGCAAAAACATGGCTGGCAGATGTTCCAAATACTACCGATCTTATTCGAGGAGCAGTAAATGAGTGTGAAAATGCGTAAGTGGCTGGCGACAAGACCAGCGAGCAGAACAGACTGGGCATATATTCTGAAGGATGCGTGCTGGAAACCGATCAAATCGCACCGGACTGTCACACGGGGCAAGAAAAAAGGCTGGATCGAAGTGACGTTATTCCATCCTGAAGGGCGAAAACGGATCGTGCCAGCAGAAGCTTGCCGATTCGCAGAAATAAAAACCGACGAAAATTCAAAATAGTTTTCCAAAAACCTTTCAAAAGTATGCAGATCGCCAGTACTATTGGAGGGGTGTGTTATTTGGGTAATTTGAAAAGAGAGATAATTATGAAGACAAGAAAAATTTCAGAGAAACAAGAGATGGCAATCAGGTTACGTTCTGGTGAGCTTGATGGTTTATCGGCTGAAGAGGCAGCAGCGAAAATGGGCATATCACAGCAGGCGTTGACTGGTTTGTTGCGACGGGCAGAGATAGCAGTTCCCGAACTCTTCCCACTGCTCACGAAGCAAGAGGCTGAGGTCATGGAGCTTGAGGACATCGACGGCATGAACGGTGTGCAGATCGCTGACACGCTGTTCCTGAGTCCACAGCGAGTCAGCCAGATCGTCAGGAGTATTGCTAAGAAGCGTGGCGACAGAAACAAACCTGTAGTCATGGAGCATTATGAATCGCACATGGATTCAAAAGTTGTGGAGAGTTTCTAAGATGATTAAAGAAGATATGAGATTGCGTTGTAAACCGCTGGTACTGGCCGTAATCGACAACGGCAGACCTATTGACATACCGTATTACGATGCGATGTTCCACGTGATCGACGGCCTGAACTCTTATGAGCGATACTTGCTCAGGCCGTTGTTTGATCGTGAGTTACTCATAAGAGAAACTGAGTACTGTTTGAACCAGTGTTCTGTTGAGCGTAGAATACCACCATCAACTTACGATGACTGCGTGCTACACGAACTCGTACCACTGTTGATAATTGAGTTAAAGAAAGGTGAATGATGAAAGATATTGAGTGGACACCAATCATAGTAGTTGCGATCATCTGCATTACACTGCTTATGGGTTTAAGAGTTATACATTCAAACTGAAAGGTTAGGCCATGAACATTT